TAATAGACTTGGACCGTACGACCAGGGACAATCTTGTCATAGATATTCACCGTTTTAGTAGTATTAAATGCTGTTACATTTGCCATACGGTCAATGCGCCAACGGTTAGTTGGTAGCCATTCCCTAGATGGTCCAGGTGTCTGCCACGAAATGAATAGCACATCTCGTGCATCATCTGGTAATGGATAAGTAATCTGGGCTGCGTTGTACTGGAATGTTGTTACTGCTACACCAAATAACTTTGGATACAGGGAGTTGATTGTGTCGTTCAAAGCCTGCTGAATCATTGTTATTGGGAATGTTGGAGTTAAAATTACCTGAGCATTTTCTGCGTGTGGGCTTGGAGTGGTTCCCATATAACCACGACCAAAGCCAGGAGCAACGTTAAGTGTTAGGTTCTGACGATCAAAAGAGTTAACCCAGATAAGTTCTTGGTCAATCTGGACAATACCTTTAGCAAGGTTATCGGCTGAACCAATCTTAATGGTCAGGTCAGTAGCTGTGATGCCGCCAGATGTGGCAAGCCAAGTAATGCGGTCTTGACGAAGCGTGTAACCTTGTAGGTTACTTTGTACTTCGTTTACTAGTTGTCCCAGATTTGGCATCTATCTTGCTCCTATAGAACGTTACGTTAGTTTGTAGTCTTTCATCATCAGGTGTTATTGCTAACGCCTTTTCTCCGTGCTCAAGTGCTGTCTTGTAATCTCCTAGTTGCCAAGCACTAACTGCAACTAAATCATCTGCCATATGAGTCCACGCCCAGTTCTCTGATAAGAAGCCCATAGGTCTTTCAGTAAACTGCAACGCCTTCTTAGCAACAAGCAAGCACTCATCCCATTGTTTTGTTTTGTAGTAGTGATGGGCAAGTCCTAATACAGATTCACGGTTAGCGTGCTCTTCTGTACCTTTAATCAACCACTCTTCTGCTATATGAGGTTCGCAAAAAGACAACGTTCTGCACGCTGCACTGCGTTCCTCCGGGAAGACCGAGATAGTCAAGTATGCTTTAAGCATCTTGGCTGCTTCATCAAATCTCTTGTAATAGAAGTACTCTCTACCTAAGTAGTAAGAGTTACGAGCATCTGGGTTTTCTTTAACTGCCATCTCTAGCATCTCTAAGTACTGTGCTCTGGACTTAGCTTTATCTTGGCGGTGATGGATTTCTAATCCTGTTATCTCGCCTTTAATTTCTTCACGCTCTGATTCCCAGTGTGGTACTTCGTGGATAGGATACTTCCACCGCACATCAGTACGTCTATGGATCTTAAACCCATTAAACTCTAGGTTTGCAGTGCCATCCTCATTGAACGCTTCGATACGACGGTAATACGGTCTATCAATACTAGGGTCAATAGACTCTAATGCTTCTCGCCAACCAGGAGTTAACTCTTCATCCATATCCAAAGCGATGCAGTAATCTACATCAGCTGGTAATAATGCTAACGACGCGTTACGAGCATCGTCGAATCTAAATGGCGAAACAAAGATTTGGTAAACCGTAATACCAAGATCTCGTGCAATCTCAACTGTTCGATCTGTTGATCCGGTGTCTGCAATGAGGACGTAGTCTGCGTCTTTACAAGACTTATACCATCGTTCAACGTGTTTCTCCTCATTTAATGCAATCGTGTATACTGCTATCTTCATTTGTACCAACTCATATAATCAACATCTTCTAGTATTAGATCTGAGTAACTTGGATACTGCTTAACCAGTGGTGGTTTGGCAGCATATGATCTGTACTGACGATGTAATAATCTGTAAGCAACATCTATGTGCTCTGGGTATTCCTTACCTTGTGCTAGTGCAATTTCCTTAAACTCAGGATTTACACAGTAAGCGTGTAGCGATGAGGTATCCATTGCTCTGACCATTATGTCATTGCAACGCTCACTGTTAAGTAGCACTGCACCTAGATAAAAGATATGCCAGTCTGTAGGTAGTAGTTCAATGAACTGAGTAAAGCGTTCATTAAAGTCTTCCATAAAATAAGCATCATCTTCAAGGATGAGTGTCTTACCAGTTGACTCTTCTAGCACTTTGATGTGGCTTTGTCTACAAGCCTGTATTGGATCTATGTCTAATGCCTTAGCATCTATCGCGCTAAAGCGTTCATACAAAATACCCAGTTCTTGCAGCTGGGCATCAATCTTTTCTAAACGATCTTTTCTACGATCTAAGTTTATTACCACAACTTTGTCAAAATACTCATTAACTTTCATAAGTTAATCTTATACCATATTGGACTAATTTAGATTGACTGTTCCAATAGGCCCAGTGGCACCTGTTGCCCCAGTATTTCCTGTTGCTCCAGTTACACCAAAGTTAGTATCGGTTAACCCTGTTGGGTAAATAGGTGAAATAAATGTGTCTGTGGCTTCATCATACATATCGCCTATAGCTGCGTACTTGCCACGGATATTGCCGTTGTATGAAGTGCGCTTGCAGAGTTGGCCTCTAAAGTTGCCATACCATTCTTCAGGCGATAGACCTTCAATAAGTTCTGTTTCATCAATGCCGACAATGACTTCAACAACTGTGTTACCAGATAAGAATGCGTAATGTGCCATTATGCCCAACTCACATTTCCTGTACCAGCAGTAATTGTTGTCACTTTGTAACCTCCTGATGCGGCAGGTGTTGAACCTGTCAAACCTGAACCGATTGTGATTGTGAATATATCTGGATACTTCAAAATCACAATACCTGAACCACCTTGACCTGCTGCGCTACTGGATGTCCCATCCCAACCACCACCACCACCACCGCCGCCGCGATTGGTTGTCCCACTTGACGAATAATTGTAAACAACTACTGGGCCAGAGACTCCACCCGAACCAGCATTCGTACCACCCAAGCCACGATTTGCCGAACTTGCACTAGTAACGTTTAGATAACCACCACCGCCGCCAGAACCATAAACTGTACTTGTTCCGCTTATTGATGAAGTTAAACCTTCTCCACCTGCGCCGCCCAAAGAATTGCTTGCAGCCGTACCTACTGCGCTTTGTCCACCACCGCCGCCGCCGATGTATCGCGGGTTTGTCTCTATTCCTAAACCACCGTTATTTCCTTGACCGCTTGTTCCAGTACCAGCAGCGGTGCCACTTTGAGAAGCACCGCCACCCGACCCACCTGCTTTACCATTTTTCGTTGAACTTTGCCCGCCGCCGCCACCACCTATGGCTGTGAAACTAGAAAACACGCTGTTAGAACCATTTGTATTACCGCCGCCACCGCCACCGACTGTCACCGTATAGTTTGTGTTTATGATAGAAGCCAAGGTACTGTTAAGAACACCACCGCCTCCGCCGCCGCCGCCGATGTCACCGCCGCCGCCGCCTGCGCCAGCAACAACAAGATATTCAACATCCAATGTTGGTTTGCGTGAAGGTATGAGTATTGTTCCACCCATTTGAAACCACTCAGATACCTGACTAGAGGAAACTACTCTGCGTAATGGATTAGCCATTATGAGATTCGATTCACATAACCTGAAACAGTTACGACATTTGTAGTACCAGCATAAGCAGCAATGGTATTAGCAGCACTACCTGTTCCAGTAACAATTAGTCCAGGAATAACAAGAGTAAGTCCTGATGTTGCTGGGATTGAAAGTTTCACTTCATTATCAACAGCCGTTACACCGCCCCATTGAATAGTCAATACAACTGCAGATGAAGATGAGTTGTAAGCGTATAGCCAGACTTCATCAATGATGGATGATGATGTACCTGTTGCGTGGATAGTTGTACCAGCAGAACCTGAAGTAGTAGCAGCAACCTTGATTGCTTTGCCTTGTGAACCACCTGATAATAGTACCTTTGTGAAAGTTGCCATTTGTTATCCTATCCGAAAATTTGTGTTGGTAAAATTATTTGGTCTGAATCGCCTGCACTACCGCCACCGCTTGAGTTGACGGTTACAACACCAGTTCCACCTGTAGGGCTGATTGTAATGTTAGTGCCAGCAACAATAGATGTGACACCGCCACTTTGGTCAACCCATTGAGTGTTGTAATCAGTTGAGTTTATCTTTGCTAGTACTTGATTAGTTGTACCACCTACGGGAACGCCTTGACCTGTAGCACCAGTGGCTCCAGTTGCACCATTAGCCCCTGCGGTACCTGTAGCACCTGTTGATCCATTAGTACCATTTGTACCAGCAGTTCCTGTTGCGCCTGTTGCACCTGCTGGGCCTGTTGGTCCTGGAACAGTTGAAGCGGCACCTGTCATACCAGTGGCACCTGTTGCTCCCGTTGCACCTGCTGGTCCTGTTGGACCAGGCACTGTTGAAGCAGCACCAGTTGGTCCTGTTACTCCAGTAGCTCCAGTATTTCCAGTTGATCCAGTATTACCAGTGGCACCAGTAGCTCCTGTACTTCCTACAATGCCAGCAATACTAAAGTTCCAGTTGTTGTGCGATCCACTACCAGCAGCAACATCTACTGTGATAATTAATGTCCCACCACTTACATAATTGGCGTAGCCTTCCATATAGTATGTTGGAGTATCAGAATGGATTGCTCTTACTCTGTCTCCAGTAATAAATGCGCCAGCATAACTACCAACTAATGTAAAGGTTTTAATACCAGTACCAATTGTAATAGTTGAAGTAGATGTAACTCCTGAATATCCAAGACCTGTAGCACCTGTCATACCTGTAGCGCCTGTAGCGCCTGTGGCTCCCGTTGCACCAGTAAGCCCTGTATTGCCCGTAGCGCCTGTATTACCAGCACCTGTAGGCCCAGTTACTCCAGTGGCTCCCGTAGCGCCTGTGTTGCCAGTAGCTCCAGTATTGCCCGTCAAACCAGTCAATCCAGTACTGCCTGTAGCCCCTGTGAGGCCCGTAGAGCCTGTTGCACCAGTATTGCCAGCACCTGTCATACCTGTAGCGCCTGTAGCGCCTGTATTGCCAGTTAAGCCTGTAAATCCTGTAGCACCTGTAGATCCAGTACTACCAGTTAAACCTGTTGGACCAGTATTACCTGGAGTTCCTTGTGGCCCCTGATCGGATGAGAAAACTACTGAGGTCTGCGGTTGTGCAGATTCAATGATTACGATTGTCTCTGACATTAAACCGTTACCCCCGCAGTTACTATAAACTTACCTTCTAAAAGTCTTGTTATTACTGATCCTGAATTAAGCACAAAGTCATAGACATAAGACTCTGGAAAGATATTAGTTTCTGTTGCATTAAAAGTTACTGTAATAACTGATGTTGATGTGTTAATTGAAATCTTACCATTGGCAGTTGTAGCCAAAAGAGTTGTTGTACTAGATCCAGCAAATGGTCGCACTGTTAAAGTCGCAGTGTAGTTAGTCAGATTCCACCGAGTATTATCTGTTTGTGGATAAAACTGAAAAGTAAATGTTGTAGCCTGTGGACATACAAGGTTATAGGTAGCTGTCATTAAGAAGCCACCTGACGTAGTGCTGCTGCAGGCTCAAGGCCAGTAGTGCCAGCAATCTTGTTGCAGATACCAGCAATGTCAAGCATCTGTGTGCGGTTAGTAATACCGCCGATGTAGTTAACTACTCCTACTAGATCTGTGACCTTACCCAAACTTACTGACTTAGCAGCAGCCCAGCGTTGTGCTGCACCTGCTTGGTCATAGTAAGCAGAGATAGCAGGGTAGGTGCCCCCGTTTGCGAGACGATTTAATTCGTCGTTTAATGTTGAACCTGCAATACCTAGTGGCACCTACGCTACCTCATTTCTTCTTAGTCTTGTTGCGAGCAGAAATTCCTGCCGCTTTCTTTTTAGGATTCTTTTTATCCCAAAATTCTTTCTTCATTACTTGCCCATCTTCTTTTTCATACCGCTAACCTTCTTAAGATTTGGGTTAGCCTTGACTGCAGCAGGTGATGCCTTACGAGCACCAGCTGCAAGGATTGCACCGGCGTTCTTCATTGGGATTCCCTGCTTCTTTGCAATTGACTTCTGCGCTGCGGCAAAGCCCATTCCTTTTTTAGCTGCCATTATTCCATCTCCGACTTTTCTGTTAGCTCGTTGATATAACCCATCTCGTTCTTTGGAGCACCAGTCTCCAAGTCATCATATGTTGCGTAACCGCAACCACATACAGCGCACATTACTTTGTCTCCGTTTTCTTACCGCCAGAAAAAACTGCCTTTGATCCTGACTTTACAACTGCTTGTCCACCTGCAGGCATTGAAGGAATGATGCCACCCTTGTTTACTCTGTCGAATGGAACGAAGTCAGTTGACTGTGACTTGTCGCCTTTATCTGCCATCTGTTTCTCCTTGTTATAGTGAGTTGCCATTGAAGGCAACGCCTGTGTCATTGCTTAATCTAACTGCAGCATCGATATCTCTTTGCTTAGTAGAAACTGGTTCGATTCCTTGGCGTATTGCGCTGTAATAGGAACCTAATTCTTTGTCGTGCTGCTTTGCTGTTGGCACACCATCGTGCCTTGCCTCACCTACAGATAATTGTAGATCTCCCACCTTGCATCCAAAGCAACCTTCTACATACTCTGGGTGCTTTGTGCGTCTGTGTAAACTCATACAATTAACTCCACATAATCTCCGTACCCTGCAGCGATTAGAACTGCTGCTTGAGCATCTGTAATTACTTGCTGATGACCACCAAGAACATACCAGTCTGCATTATACAAGTCATCTTGATATGGATACATAGTTGTTGTAACTGTAGATCCATTGACAATAAAGGTTACACCACGAGCAATATCAGTAATGTATGGATTGATAGCACCAGTATAAGTACCACCAACAATCTGACGTGCTGCAATACGTGAGTACTTATCAGGCCAGGGTAAGCCTGCGCCCCAGGTCTGGTACTCCCAAGGTGTTGTTGCTTTATATGCCATTAGTTCTCCTTAGTGAACTGACTCAGTGACAGGGGTTGCCCCCTGCCACCGCGTTAATCAACTAAATGATTATCCGTTTGATGCAGATGTTGCGATCTGGTATAGAGCAGATGTACGCAATAGGTTGAAGCCACCGAAGTAGTACCAACCGATTGTGTGGTAACGACGCAACGCATCGATCTGAGGACCGACAACTGTTGAGATGTCCTGTCCCTGTGCTTCTGCTAGTGCTTCGCGACCTGCTACAACTGCCTTGTAGACGTTAACTGCAGGTGACTGTGTGTTAGCTGCATAAGGCACACGAGGTGTCTCAACAACGAACGCACCTTCGATTACACCTACTGCACCAGCCACGAATGGTGTGCGGTCTGTGTACTTCGATAGATCCTGGAATCCACCTGTACCAGTTTCAGCGCGAAGATCGGCTGTCTGACGTGGGTGTAGGTATGCTGCATATAGTTCGCCAATACGAGGCAATGCCTTGTTTGTGCGAAGTTCTGTTACAGCCTGACGGATGTCAGATACTGAGATTGTTGCTGCTGATGTAATTGTGTTGTATGTAGTTGCTGTGTTTCCACCGTAGATAATGTTAGTACCTGAAGTTAGAACTGAAGCAACTACAGCATCAATTGAGTCTGCAGCGTTGTATGCGATGATGTCAGCAAGAGCTGAGTCAACATCGTTGAATGAAGTTAGGTTTAACTTCTTTGTTGTTGTTACGGCTGAGCCGTATTCTTGTAGTGTTACTGTAACCTGGTTTGGGTTACCTAGTGCAATAGAAGATACATCTGATGCTTCTGTCAAAGTCGTTGTCGCTTGTGCGAGGTCAGAATAGATTGAGAATACAACTGATGAACCTGGCATTGCTTGCTGTACTGGCTTTACGTCAGCAAGAGCACGCATCACTGGGATGCTACGTAGTGCCATACGAACGTACTGATCGTACGCTGTCTGTACTAAGTTGCTAATTGCAGATGTGCCGGTCAGCGATCCTGTTGGAATTGCCATTTAGGATGTGCCTTTCGGTTAGTTGGTTTAGAGTCCAGACATCCGAATGACTTCGTCAAGTTCCTCTTTCGAGTTAGCAGACATTAGTTTGCGTAGGAGATCATCTGACGAATCAGGCGTTTGGGCCTGACTAGTAGCGTTATTCATACGATTATAGTCTGCAGCTTGCTTTGGGTCTACGGTGTTCTGGTTGGATTCAGTGGTTTGAAATCCGAAAACGTCTCCGTTATCGTCAAGCCACTTAGACAAAGACTCCTCAGTTGGGTCTAAGTCCGATGGGATAAACTTTGCAATCTTGCTGTTTACCCCGCGAGATTCGAGGACGTCTTTAATGTTTCGTTCTCTTTGTGCTTTGGATACTCCCTCGAATTGAGCACGAAGCTCTGCGAGTTCTTTATCCTTTTGCTTTGCTGCTTTACGCAGTTGTTTGACGAGGTCATTACCATCATTCACCGGTGTGGTGAAATCATCTTCGTCGTCCTCATACTCGAAATTGGACATAGTCCATCTCCCATTCTTCTAGTTAACGCAGGCCTCATACGATTCTGGGGATCACCCGTATGGCTCCTGCTACCGGTAATTGTTATCGCTCCACTAGGCCGGTGGTTCTAGTGGCAGGCTTTATTTAGTACAGACCAGTTTTACCTTCTGTCATTCCATAGGCTTTCTTATCTCTGCCTAGTGCGCCAACACCAGATGAGCCGCTAAATTGTGCAGTCTCTAGTGATGTTAGTTTCTTACGCTTTGCTGCAGCCTCTGCTGCACCTGCGGTATTAAATACTTCTGCTTCTGCTGTACCTTGTGTGTATGGGCCTTGACCGTAGATATCAGATAACTTTGAAGCAGTAGGTAATAGACCTGCAATTTCTGTATAACCCTGCTGTGCTTGTGCCTTAGTGATACCAAGTCCTGCTAGTGATTCAGCAGTTCCACCTTGCGCCTGTAGACCTTGAGCAAGTGCTGCTCCACCGATCTCAGCTGCAGTTACCTTACGCTTGATATTAGTCAATGCGTTCTGTGGGTCAAGTGTGTATGCCAAAATGTCTGCATTGTTAATATCAGGATAGAACTGCTTGAGTGCTTTAAGAACTTCTGGGTTAGAATTGATTACACGCTGTTGTGCTGTAGCAATACGATCTTCTAACTCTGCTGCAGATACATCGTTACTAAGTAACTTATTAAATCCTGTTTGAGTGCCAATTGAATCTTTAGCATAATAAGAAGCAGGTAACCCATAGTTACGCATAATGTTTTGATAAGAATCTTCTAGGTTAATATATTCAGCAGGTGATAATGCACGAAGGCCAGATTTAATCCGGTCTTGATTGGCAGAAAAACGCTGTTGATATTCTTTAGTATTTTGAAGAGCAATAGCAAACTGTGATGGAGATACAGCTGCATCTGTAATCATTCCTTTAATGCTTTCAACTAATGAACCTAGTCCATACTTATTGAATTCATTATATAAGGTATCATAAGCAGATTGACGTGCTGCTTTTGTCTGATCTTCTAATATCGCTTTATCAGAGTTTATTTTACTAAGACTTGCTTGATAAGTTGCATAGGCTTGAGCATCTGTAAATTTAGTTCCATCAGTTGCTGTGTATGTATTTTCTCCAACAGGAGTTACTGGTGCCTTTGATGTAATAGCAACTTTTCCAGTTGTAGGGTCTACAGTTGCTTTCTTTGTTGGAGATACTTGATTGATAAGTTTAGATGTGCTTTCAGCACCTGCAACAGCATCAAGTTGTGCTTGAGTCTTTCCAGTTGTTCCTATTTTTTCTGTATAATAACGATCATCATCTGGTGTGTATGCCATTGCCTACCCCTTAAATCCAAAGTCCTGTAGGACTTTCATAACCGCACTTGATGTTTCTGAACGAGCATTATTTGTATACTGCCAACGTGGGTCTTGGCGAAGTTGACGTTGGTAATCATATAGAGACATCTCTTTATCAGCACCAATAGCTGAACGCAATGTTGGATCATTCAAGGTGATAGATGCTGGGTTAATCTCAAGAGTACTAGCAAGGATATTTTTGTATGGTGTATAGATTGTTTCAAGATCTACTCCATTATCAAGAAGACTTCCTACTCGTTCTGGTAAACCAGCCTTAGCTGCTTGACGGATAATGTTATTGTAAGTCTCAACAGACTCACCGCCTGCTAACTTTTGCAACCATCCTTGTAAAGATGAACCAAATGCTTTATCAATATCAAGACCGTTTGCTGATGCAGTTTGTTTGAGTGATGCTAAATCTGTTCCAGCTTTACCAGAGAGAATCTTTCCTGGCTGATATTTAATCTGAGCTTTAACATAATTTCTAATAGCAAGAGTATCTTTTTCCAAAGCGTGGTCATAAATATCTTGAGCCAATGTGCCAAGTGCTGAGTCTTCAATAACAGCGCCTTCTGCAATTGCTTCTGCCTGGATAAGACGCTTAATAGATGCAAGTCCACGACCATAAGTTGTACTACCATCTAGTGCATCAATCTGTGCTTGACGATCTGTAGCACCTGCTGGAATAGCGTTTATGAGATCTGTGTACTGACGCTTATAGAATCCACGTTGTTGTAGATCTGTAGCATTTGACTTAAACCAGTTAGTGTTTTGTAGTTCACTAGACCAACGAGCAGCAGTCCACTTCTCAGTAACAGCCTGAGTCATCAAAGTTGATAGTTCAGGAATAGTCTTAAAGATTGTATCAATAGCACCAAACTCTGATGCAGCTTTTGAGAAGATATCATCAATACCCATTTTAGTTGCAGTAGGTGTTGTTGATACTTGACCTGCAATAGTCATAGGTTCAGTAAAAACTGTGCTGCTATCAGTAGATGGTTTTGGTTTAGTCTTTCCACCCGAACTTGGAAGCGGAGTTTTCTTTGCGCCAGTATCCACAGTAGATGTTCCAGCAACTGGTGATTTGCCTAAACGTGCCGCATCTGGTCCTGCAGCAGTTGCAGTACTGGTCGTAGGTGCTACAGGTTCTTCAGCAACACTTGTTGCTGATTTGCCACGACGTGCTTCTACAAGAATATCGTTGGCTTTTTTAATTGAAGCATCGATTGTATCGTTAAGAGAATTGTATTTTTTTAACGCATCATCAAATTCTTTTTGTTCGATTTGATTAAGTTTACGTACAGCCATCTTTGCAGCAAAACCTTTTAGTTGGGTTTCGTAATTTGCTAATGATGTTTTTAGACTATTAGCGTAATCAAGTTGTTTCTTAGATAATGCTGCAACTTCTGCTTCTGCTTTATCTTTTGATGCAGCAGTGGCTGCTTCTACTGCTGCTGTACGTGCAGCATCTTGTGCTGCCTTAGCGTCTGCAATTAGTTTATTTACATCAATTGCCATTATCGCACGCCAATCAGGTTCTTGAAGGTATTGTAATAACCCATTACTTGGTTAGCCTTTGCTTCGTCGGTTCCAGAAATTTGTTGGATTAAAAATTGCTGTGGATCAATTCCACCTTGTTGTGTGTATCCAGCACCTTCAGTATTTGTATACTTAAGTGGATTTGAAGCCTGAGCCTTTTGCAAAGCTTTAGTATATTTATCAAGTTCTTTTTGAGATGCTTGGCGGCCTAATAGATCTGAGTAAACAGTATTGATAACTGCTGCTGCCTGGGTTGGATCATAAATAGTCTTACGTTGGAAGTCTTGAGATCCAGTACCAGTCCCTGTTGCAGCATTAGCAATCTGTTGCTGTTGCAAATAACCTGTAAGATAGTTTCCATCAAATGGCTGACCAATGCTTTGTGCCTGTATCTGTGCAGCCCTAGTAACGTTTGACCACTGGGCTACTAATGTGTCATTAAACTTGCCAGTTGCTGGTACTTTGTATCCAGCGTTCTTCAGACTTTGTGCAATCTGCATACGCTGAGCATCTGTCATATTGTAAAGTTCTACGGCAATAGGATTAGTTGTTGCGGCAGGTACTCCAGATGCTGTTGTGCCTGAGACTGTAGCGCCAGACTTAATAATCTGGTTTTGCCAAGACTCTTGTCGTGCTTGGTCTGCTGATTTTGCTGCCACTTAGTCTCCGATCAATCTTGAGAAGAGAATGTCATAAGCTGACTGAGCGTTAACATCTTGTGATGCTAACTTCTGCAATGATGCTTTTACATTTTGCTTCAACATATCCTTGTAATCTTGCTGAACTCCGCTATTGCTTGTTAGCGTATCGCGGGTATACTTGTACTGGTCGTACTGATCCATCATTTGCTTGAGCAGTTTGCGAGTCTCTGGCTGTGCCTTAACTGTATTATCATCTAACATCTTGCGTAGATCTTCTACAGCACGAACACGATCAATAGCCTTTTGGCCTCCCTGACCCAGTTGCTCCTGTAGTAATGGACGAGCACCCTTGAACTGATCTGACCATAGTTGCCATTGGTCACGCAATGCACGCTTAGCATCAGTTGAATAAGTCATAGCAAGCTGTGCGTCAAACTGATCCTTCTGTGCATAGTAAGTCTGTACGTCTCTAGCACTGGATGCTTGACGGACAAAATCTGTCAATGTCTTGTTCTGCTTTAGACCTTCTGAGAACAGTAACTTGTATGCGTTGAAGTCAAATGAACCAGCTTGTGGGATAAGGAATGGTGCACCCTGTGGGTACTGAGCCAATAGCGCAGAGTTATCTTTAACCCAATTACCAGCAGATCCAACTGCACGAACTTGAGCAACTGTTTTACTTTCAGATTCAGATACTGTATAAGGCATTTGATCTGGAAACAAACGAATCCACTCTTGGGTTGCTTTATCAATAGAACCATAACGTTCTACAAGTTTATTAAAGGTTTGCTTATATGAAGTTTCTCCATTGTCGCGGACCCACTTTGACATATCACTTTTTAACTTGATAGATGGAGGAGCAGGTGCTATGAATCCAAATAAGAAACGAAGACCAAGAACAGTTAATGTTGAAGCTTGAACTTTATCTTGGTATGCAGCAATTTCACCAGCTGTTGGTGCAATTTCTTCTCCAGTTTTTGGATCAATTTTTACTTTTAATCCGTGACCTGTTGCTTCAAGATATGTTATGCCTTTACGAAAAGCAGATGCGTATTGAGATGAACGCTCATCCTTATTTAATGCTTGTAATAAACGATTAGCGTGTGCTGGAAGAACTGCGCTAATCATTGGTTGGTCTACACCATAGGAACCTGTTAAGTATTGTTCAAGATCTTTAACCTGTGGTATTACATTGCCAATCATTTTGATTGGAAGTGAAGCTAATGGACCAGCAAAAGTAGGAAATAATGAATCTGGGTTCATAGAAGGTGTAATCATCTTTAATGATGCACCAAATTGAACTGGCATTGGTACTTGGAACGCATCTTGTACGCCAAATACCTTCATAGCCTTGTTCATTACCTTGTATACAGGCTCTAATCCTGGATAGAAGAAGTACTGGTCACCGTTATCATCTGTTTGTACAAAGCCAGAGTGTGAAATACCCTCATATGTAAGGCTTGCACGTGTCAATGACTCTGGATTATAGCGTACTGTTCGTACCATACGGCGATAAAAGTCTTCTGTTGCACGATAAAAGCGAGCAAAGTTAGCAACACTCATAGCCAATTGGCTACGTACTGCAGGATTATCTACATAACCAAGAACACGAGTCTTGGCCATATCTTCTACAATAGATAATAGATGCTTTTCTGCCATATCTGTTGCTGCTGTTAGTTCAGCACCAGTTTTACCAGCAGTTACCTTGCTCATATAGTGGTTCCAGTAACCAGAATCTTCCATATCCTTTTGGATAGTGATGATTGAGTCAATTACCATTGGGTGACGTGAGAAGCGTGCATTAGCTTCGCCCATCTTTTCCCAACCCCACTCCATAATATCAGAGGCAAAGTTTGGTGTATCTGATACTGGAATCATACGAGGAATCGAAATGGACTCTGGTGCAAGATGTAATTGATCTTGACCTGGAAGATCATCAAGAGTTAGTTTTTTTGTAGAAACACGCAAATTTCCTGCTTCATCATAAAAGCGAACTTTGTTAATAAGGTCCTGATTAAGAGAACCATCTCGCTTTGAGAAATAAAGACGTGTATCATCATACAAGGCTGCGGCGTGTTGTTGCACATCACCACCTGCTTTGTAGAGATCAAAACGACCACGTGCTTTTTCAGGTAGGTCCTCAATATATTTACGGATATTTGTAATAGCCATATCACGAGGGATGTTGTCTGACATATTAAGAATAGTTTGACGACGCAGATCTGATGCACCAAACATACCTAATTTAGTAAGCCAACCTACGCGAGACTCTGTGCTCAATACTGGATTCTCAGTTACAAAAGAAGATCCAGTTTGTGTTTTATATGCTTTGCCATTAACTTCTAGTGCATCAACCTTGCCATATTTAGATACATCTTCTGTTATCTTTAAGTATGAATCTAAACCACGAGTAGCGTTCTTGCCACCTTCTGCAACATCTGCAAGCAGATTGTCAATATCACCGTGCTTGATATAACGGGCTAGCAAGTCTGCACTGCGCTGGTCTAACTTAGCACCAAGGCTTGATTTAGTAATAGCATCTGCCATAACTGTACGAGCAGCGTTTATATCGCCTGCTTCAAGGGCTGCTTTCATAGCAGTCTGTCCATCTGCAATATCAGACTTGCGAAGTACCTTGTTAATAAAGCCAAGATCACCATTGCCTGCAGCAATTTGCAATTTAGTATTAAGCAAACGTCCCTTTACCAAGCCCCAGGCTGAATCACCTACTGCTAAATGAATCATTAAATCTTCTGCTGCGTTACGAATAACCATTCTAGGTCCAGCAATAGTTCCAAATGACCAAGCATTTGTTAACTTGTTTGCCCAGTTCTTATAGTTAGGTCCAAACATCTTTGCAAATAAAGTTTGACGTGATGCTAAAATATCCATCTGGTATAAAGAAGGAACTGCAATACCTGATGATAACTGTGTGTCATCAATAGCCATTGCTTGACCATTAAATACTGCAGGGTTTTCTACCTTAGTACCAATCTCATTGCCAGCTTCATCAAATTCTTTTACAATACGGTTGGATGCGTATTGTTGTGGAATCTTTCCATTTTGAACTGCAAGATAATCAAGTCCTGCTTGACCTTTTGAAATTTGACGAATCTCAGCATAAGTATTCCAGATGCCAAGAAATACTTGACGCTTCTGGCCTTCGTCACCTGCAGAAAATGCTTCTTTAAGAATCTGTGAATGATAACGAGTGTTAGTCATACGCGCTAGACGATATACCTGATCTGCTGCATCTGGCGAATTAACATCAAAGTAGCCATTTTTGAAGTATGGAATGACTGTAAATTTTTTAGCAAAACGATCTAACTTGCCATTGATTTGATTAAGACTAAGACGGTATGAACCATCTTGCTTAATTTTTCCAACGCCACGTTCTAGCTGTGCAATCTTTTCTGCATTGGTAAACAAACCAGTAGCAATATCACCATATTGAATTTCATCTGCGCCATAGGCTGCATCTACCAGAGCACGACCTGTTTTGTTAATATCAAGAATCTTGTCACCAGTAGTAAGCACAGCAATGCGTGCCTTACGAGTAGCATCTAATTTAGGAATTAAAGGTGTTTTGCGTGATGCCTGGCCTTGTAAAATAAAACGTAAATCTTCTGCATTAGCAAGATAGTTCTTAGCAGTATCTGCGTTCTTAACGCCAGCACGGATAAATTCATCTACAGCTGCTGGACCAAATTCTGGAGCAATACGCTTAAGGTTGGTTGATGCTTCTACAGCTGCTCTAGGATCATTCGCTTTGCGTGCTGCTGCTAGTTTATTTAGTTCAGTTCCATATACATTAAAGAAGTTAACAACTTTGCCGTCTTGGAATACACGTTCTACTTGCTGGGTATCGGCTGCTGTGCGTAGGATAGAGCGACCATAAGTTCCTGGAGCCTTACCCAAGATTGTAAACAAAGCAAAGTTACCTGCATCGTAGGATTTTTTAGCCTTACCTAATGCAAGAGTTGGGTCTGCAAATATGCGATAAGCAGCATCGCCTACGCCAGAGATTCCCTTATAGAGAAGTCCTGAACCTTCTAAATTTCCTGGAAGTAATAGGTTTGCTAACTGACGACCTGGTGAGTATTTTGCAGCTTGAACTGCATCTAGTGCATCTTGAAATAACAAATTATTTTCAGTGCTTGATACAATTTTCTTTTCTGCTTCTGTTCCAGATGCAAGAATCTCTGAACGTGATACACCTTCTGCTACCTTCATAGCAACATTGATTATATCATTACCATATTTAGTTTTAGCATTAGAGATGCGATCTGGGCTAAATACTTTATCGCCCTTATCATTTGCAATTTCAAATGCTTTGCCAAGATCTACACCTTGGTCAACTGCGATAGCACCAGTACGGTACAAGCGAGTCATAAAATCTGATACTTCATTAAGTGCCTTGAAAGGTGCTGCAATAGTTGTCTTTACCGCATTAGACATATAGTGCAGTGAGTTCCCCAACCAACCTTGGTTTGGCTTTGTATCTCCACCAAACATTGCAACGTGTGCGTTCTGTTGGTCTGGAGTAAGTTGAGAAAAAGAAGCTTGTGCTTGAGGTGCAGGCATAGCAAGAAGGTTACGGTGTGAATCTAATAGTTTAGATAAACCATCAACCTGTGTTTGCTGCTGAGGATTAAGACCTGCTTGCAAAGCTGCCGTTTTAATGTTTGGGTTTGCCAATTACATACCTCGTGACAAAGCCTGCTGGTAAAGAATTCCTATTTCTCCAGTTTGGTCATAAGGAAGCATTTGAGCAAGAGTGTCAGAAATCTTTGTTTGTGCAAATTGTGATTGCATCATTAACGCTTCTGGTCCTGCACCTGGTCCTACTGCAATACCTTGAGTAACTGGTTCATTAGGACGTTGTGTTGGTGCATACAATGCTGTTACTGGTGCTTGTGCAGCTGCTTCACGCACATCACCTGCGCGAGCAGGGCGTGTATCTGGTGTTTTAGAAAGCGGAGCGCCAGACTTAATAGCCTGTGTATCAACGCCTTCACCGTATGCGGTAGATCCCATTTGCAAATTATCGGTACGTGTGGAGTACTTACCTGGGCCTGCTGGTCCAGCCAGTGGATTCATCATACTCACTGTGGTTCCTCCTTTAATTTTTCTAAATCGTTTGCCATATCTTCCCAAGCACTGTTGGTTTGGGTAATATGATTTGAATGGTAAATAGATAGTTCCATTAGTTCACCTGTTAATGTTTCAACAGATGATGCTATGTTGTGTAAAAAACCTACACCTATAACTACAAAGTCAAGAAAGCGCACTGGACGAGGAATATAATTATCATCTTTCATCGCCCAGTACACCTTCCCTTAAAAAGTTATTAGCCCTTCTTTACTGCCTTACCTTTTTTGGCTTTAGACATCATTCCAAACATTACTTTGCCTCCTGCTGGCTTTGATGTATCCATCTTGCCCTGCTTTGGCGCTAACATAGATGCCTTTGCGCGTGATCCTTTATTCATTTTACACCTCCCTCATTTATGCTGCTCCGCTAATAGAAGCTAGTAGTTGGGCTATATCGGGTTTTTGACCAGCAGCAGGGGCCATACCGCCTTGATTTTGTGGAGGTTGCTGCGAGGCAGGGGCGGGAGCCGCACCTGCTGCTGGAAGTTGTTGTTCCATACCTGGAGCCATTGGTGGCATCTGCTGGGCTGGAGTTGGTTCTGGTGTAAATGCTTTTTCAATTACTGCTTCTAGTGACTGACCCTTTTGGCGACCTTGGATAACAGATGCAATACGGGTAATGATCTCACTAGGATCTTGACCTTGCGCTGCAAGGGCTGGTATTGCCTGAGCATACTGTGCAACAGCAACACGCAAAGAATCGCGCATCTCTTCAATATCAACACGTTGTTCCTCCTGCGTAACATTTAAGTCCATAGGAATCTCACGACGTACATAGTCACGAGATACTAACTTGTCTGAACGCATTTGTAGTAAAGCAATGATGGCACGGTTAGGGTCCATACCAGACATAATTCCGTAGCGTACATCTACGCCATACTCACCCTTGATGTCACGAGATGGTGTGTACTTTAGAACGTAAGGTGTTCCATCATCTGTTCCCTTGATGGTCTTAATGATTCCACCAAATACTTTCTCATCTGCTTCAAAGCAAATAGAAATAAGCTCTTGGAACATACGAGCAAACTGTGCTTGTGCTGCTTTGATCTGTGTATCAAAGCCAGCCTGTAGTGCTTGCACACCACGACCAGTAACTACTGATGCGCTGATATCTCCTGAACGAGACTCAGGGTAGCGAGCACCAAGGCGTAGTTCACGCTCTAGGACACCAGACTCTGTAAAGACTCCAGGTGGTAGTTCCAAAGGAACGCGGCGAATACCTTGTGGGTTTGCAGAACGCATAATTGCATCTGGTCCAAGAGCCAACTCCTGTACATCCTGTGGGATAGCAATAGGTGCCTGGATAGACTTTTCTGCTGCTTGGATCTGTAGGACTGCAAAGCGAGCACGAGCAAGCTGTACAGATAGAACATCATCAAACTGTCCACGTGCTTCACCATCAAGGGAAGAACGCATTACGACAGAGGCCATAGCCTTGCCCAAGATATTTGGCGTGCGTGATAGGACTAGGTTCTTACGTTCTGGTAAGTACAGTAGGTCTTGGTCTTTATCGTGGTACTTGACCATTGAGATGTAAGGAGAAGATAGAGCGTACTGGTTTCGTCCTAAAATTAAATCATAGAACTCTGGGTATTGCGCTGCTAGTGTCTCTGCATCGGTAACGATGACCTGAGTAACTGATAAGACACGACCATAGCGATCTAACTCTGGGTAAGTACCAAATGGATTGAGCATACGCATACGAGGATTGTTGTCATCGTAATCCATCTCAACCATACCAATACCAAGACCGTAGGTGTTATACCAATCTGCTGCTGTGTACATCTGCAGTTGTAGGTCAGAGTTTGTTACATAAAAGTTTGCAATACGAGTTCTAGTATCTGCAGCTTTACGTGCAGTATCTGAAACCATATTAGTTGCTGAGCAGTTAAAGGATGGTAGTGGTGCCATTGCTTCTGCTAAGTCACGTGCTGCTACGTCAATGAAGTTTGCAACGAGAGGCTTTGGGTAATCCTCTGAAAACATTGCAGGATATACCTTAGAGATATCTCCCTGACGCACCGAGAGCACATCACGCATACGTTGATCTCGCGCTGATGAGCGAGTACGTAAGCGTGCTAGCTTAGCGTCAACTTCTTTGACTGATAACAATGGGGTTCCTTACTTAGATGAATGTGCGATCTTTTTCTGCAAGCAGTTCATCTATGTTGATAACTGTTCGCTTGCCTACCTCGTGTCGAGATA